CTGTAACCGAAACATCTGGTAACTCTGTGACTCTGGCAATTAGCCCGTCGATTTACTACTCTACGACTGATTCCCGTCAAAACGTAAGTGCGGCTCCAGTAGATGAAGCGGCTCTTGTTGTATTTAACGGATCGGCATCGACGACCTACACCAACAGCCTTGTGTATCACATGGATGCATATCGCATGGTGTCGGTTCCGCTGGTACTGCCAACCGCTGCTGAGTTTGCCGAGCAATATACCTACAAAGGCATTACGGTCGCAATTGTGCGTAGCTGGGATATTATCAAACGCCGCATGATTACGCGCCTTGACTTCCTCGGCGGGTTTGCCCCGGTTCGTCCTGAATGGGGTTGCCGCATTACGTCGTAGTTAAAAAAGGGGAGGGTCAAAAGCCCTCCCCTCAATCTTATAAAGGATATATTTTATGGCTAAAAATAAAGTAATCGGAGTTGGTGTTCTCACTGACGACACAAAGAAAATTCTTAACGATAACTTCGCTGACGTTTCGCGCTGCTCCACACAGTTTCTTGCGGATTCTGGCGGCACTGGAACTACACTTACTAACGTTGTTGGTCTTACCAGCGCTACGTTGCAGCCCGGTATCTATGAGGTTGATATTAACCTCATTACCACGGCTACGACCAATAGCGGCGTGAAAGCCGCCCTTAAATGGGGTACGGCTTCGATGATCACCAATACCGCCCTTTCTGTAACGGCAACCTCGGCTTCGGCTGTGGCCGCCACCACGTTCACTACTTCGACTGATGCTTCGGCTTTTGTTGGCGCGACGTCTGCTTATGTGAATGTGAAGGTTAAGGGAACCATTACCGTTGCATTGGCTGGCACTATCACTCTTCAGGCGGCACAAAATGCTTCCCATGCTGATGACACTACGGTTGAGGTTGGTTCAACAATGAAGTTTAACGCGATTGGCGCAACCACTCCGCTTGTAGGTGCTGACATCTAGTAGAGGTTTATCATGGCAATTTTACCATCATATAATAAAGATTCGGCGCTGCAAACCGCACTGGATAACTATACGCTATCGACCCTTTTAGCGGCAAACGTACCGGAATTTATGACCGTGCCCACTGATCAGAACGGTCTGTTAGCGAAATATGTTACCTTCGGTAAGGGGGCTGCTGCTGATTTCTATGCTAGGGGGTATTCCACCTCTGAGGCAACTGATAGAGTAACCAATGGTACTTTTGCCGAATACGTTACTAACGGTGCATTTGCCTCGGACACCGGATGGACTAAGGGAACTGGCTGGACTATTGCGGCTGGTGTAGCAACCGCAACAGGCGCTATCTCGACTGCGTTAAGTCAAACCTTGGCTATTTCTCTTATCCCCGGCTATACTTACACAGTAACCTATACGGTCACGGCTTATACTGCCGGAACCATCACGGTTTCTATTGGTGGCACAGCCGGAACCGCGAGAAGCTCTGCTGCAACATTTAAGGAAACTATTGTGGCTGGGTCTGATAGCGTTATTAGCTTTGGTACAGCGGGTTTCACGGGTAGCATTGATAACGTCACCGTAACAGCGTGGACACTGGGAACCGGATGGACTACTGATGGATCGACCGCTGTTGCCACGGGCGCAATTAGTACCGCACTTTCACAAACGGCCAACGTTGCTTATCCACTTATTGAGGGTCAGGCATATCTTGTGACCTATACGGCTACCCGTTCGGCTGGTTCGGTAACGGTTAATATTGGCGGCACTGCGGGTACGGCAAGGTCTAGCTCGGCAACTTTCGCTGAAACCATAATTGCTGGCGCAACTCAGGCTATTGAGTTTACGACTTCTGGATTCACTGGAACGGTTGACACGGTAACGGTTTTACCGGCTGCGACGGTTCCCGGAGATACTACCCTTGGGCAGTCTTATGAGCAAAACCCAGCGGGGTATTTCTTGAATGGAAGCGTAGCAAAAATAGCAATAGTTAGTGCGGGAACACCCATTATTACGGCTAATTTTTACAAGTAGGGCGTTATGACAACGGCGCGTATAATCATAAAGAAGGCGCTGCAAAAAATAGGCGCTTTAGTTAAGAATGAAGATCCGTCTGCCGATGAAGCAAACGACGGTTTCGACGCGCTTAACGGACTGATTGATTCGTGGTCAAATGATTCTCTAAACATTTACGCAAGAGCATGGGAAACATTTTCTCTTACGAGCGCAACGAGCTACACCATAGGAACTGGAGGGGATTTTAACACCTCTAGACCAACGAATATAGTGGATGCTTACGTTAGAAATAGCACAATTGATTACCCGGTGACGATAATTGACGATGAAGCCTATGACACAATTGCCTTCAAAAGCCTTCAGGGTATTCCAGAGTTTTTAAGCTATGATAACGCATATCCGCTTGGAAAGATTAGACTTTACCCGGTTCCGTCTGCTGCCTATTCACTCTTTCTGCTTACTGAAAAAGCATTAACCACATTCACTGATTTAGATACCGAACTTTCTATGCCACCCGGCACGGAGAGAGCATTGATTTATAACCTTGGCATTGAGCTTGCTCCTGAATACTCGCAGCAGATTTCACCCGAACACGCAAGAATTGCCGGGGAATCTCTGGGGCTAATTAGAACCAAGGTTGCACAAGTTCGTAGAATGGATGCCTATCCGTCAACACTAGCGGTCAGAAATATATTTTCTGGATGGTGGTACTGATGAAAATTGGCTTGGTTGGCAGCTCATATCAACAAAGGTCTTTGCCTTTTGACGCTCAAAGAATGGTAAATCTTTTCCCTATTGCTGACCAGCAGGGGGCTGAAACCGCCTCTTTGCTTGGCACTCCCGGCCTGTCTTTATTTTCCACAACTGGCGCGGGGCCAATACGCGGCATAATTTCTTGTGCAAACAATAGGTGCTTTGCCGTTTCTGGTTATGATTTGTACGAATTATCAAGCAATGGCGTAACTACCAATCGCGGATCACTAGAAAGCTCAAGCGGGGTTGTGACTCTATCTGACAACGGATTCCAGCTTGGAATGTGTGATGGTGACAAGGTTTATATGTTCACCTATGCGACAAACGTATTCGCCAAAGTAACGGACTCCGATCTCCCATCTGCTGGAGCAATAGACTTTGTTGATGGATATTTTCTCATTAATGAAAACAACACCGGGAAATTCTATATTTCGGCTCTTTATGATGGAACATCATGGGATGCGCTAGACTTTGCGTCGGCAGAGTCAAGCCCAGACTTGCTCACTAGGGCCGTTAATTTCATCGGGCAGATAGGCTTGTTCGGAAACGATACTCTTGAAATATGGCGCAATACCGGAGATAGCACATTTCCATTTTCTCGAATCTCCGGTTCAACTCCTATCGGGTGTTTGTCGCCATTCACTATCACCAGTATTGACACGTCTGTTTACTGGGTTGGGCATAATTCACAGGGTGGCGGCATAGTATATAAAGCACAAGGTTTTACCCCTACAAGAATATCAACGGATGCTATTGAACTGAAGTTGCAGGCTGTCGCCGACCCATCGGCACTCCGGGCGTGGACGTATCAACAGGAGGGTCATGTATTTTACGTTATAACCGGCTCAGACCTTGAAACATCACTGGTTTATGATTTGTCAACTGAATTATGGCACGAAAGAGCATTCCTAAATTCTGCTGGTAACTATGAGCAGCACAGAGGCTCTTGTTGTGTTCACGCTTTCGATATTAAGCAGCTTGTAGGCGACAGAGAAAATGGAAATATTTATGAAATGTCACTGGATGTTTTTTCTGACAACGGCCATGAGATTCAAAGAAAGAGAGTCTATACGCATCTAATAGACGAATTAAAGCAAGTTCGCTACAGCGCCCTTGATATAGGCGTGGAAACCGGGGTGGGCCTGCAATCTGGACAGGGAGAAGACCCGCAAATTTCCCTTAGAATAAGCAAAGATGGCGCAAGAACATGGAGCAATTCCTATTCAACAAGTGTCGGCAGGGCGGGGGTTTTTGGTAAACAGGTTAAATTTAGACGCTTGGGAATATCTCAGCAATGCACCTTTGAGATAACTATGTCAGACCCGGTGAAATGGGCCGTGACAGGGAGTTACCTCCAATGACGATAGCTACCCTTCCCCCAAAAACAGAGCCAATGGTTGATGATGATAAATTCTCAACCTTGAATTGGATTATATTTTTCGAGGCACTGGCAACTGGTGATCTTGGTTCAGCATGGACTCCAACATTTGTTGGCCTAACGGAAACCGGAACCGCCACCAAGACTGGAAAATATTACAGAATAAGCCAGAGACTTGCCTATTTTAGAATAGTCATTACTCCGGCAACTGACACCTCGGCGGTGAACGGAACGACGTATTGTAACAACTTCCCACTTCAGATGATTAGCGATGGGGCAAACGTTACATGCAGTGGTTTTACAGCTTCGGTGTCAGGAACGACCTACTCGGATAAAAGAATTTACACGGCAACTTGGACAGCAATAACAACCCCGATTACTATAGTCGGCTTAGTAGAGGTACAATAATATGGCACAGATGATGGAAGAACAAATGATGATGGCCCCTGAAGATGCTGGGCGTGGAACCGATACGGTTTTAGCTCACTTATCGCTGGGCGAGGTGGTAATACCGAGGGCGTTCCTTGATGATCCTGAAGTCATGCAAATGCTTCAGCTTTTATTCCAAGAGGCTGGCGCAAACATTGCTGAGTTTACCGTGGGCGACCCGGCAAACAAAATTAACC